CTGTCGCCGACCTGCTGGATGTTGTACGAACTCTGGTCCGCGGCGTTCTTGGCTTCGGCACGGGCGAATGCGATCGCACCGTTCTTCAGGGTATCGGCCTCGTCGATGATCTGGTAGCGGTCATCGCCGAACGCGCCGTTCGCAATCTGGAACTGGCCGTTGATGGCCTTCAGGACACCTGCAGCTTCCTGGAGAGAACCAGCATTTGCCAGGGCGGCGTTCGCTTGTGCGAACAGTTGCGGGTTGTCGTTGGCAAACCTTTCCTTCGCCCGGCGAAGGCCCTGACCCTGCGCCATGTTCTCCAACTGGATCCGAATGTTCGGGTCCATGTCGTTGAACGCCCCTTCGCGGTTGGCCGCGTTGTACAGGGCGAGGTTCCCGGAGTTGATCTGGGACTGAAGCACGCTGGCAACACGCTTGGCGTGCGTCTCGCTGGTCTCACCCGCCATCGGGGAGAACACCTGCTGCATGGCACCGGCCGCGGCAGTCTTGTACTCCTCGGGAGACATGGTGCCGTTGGCGAGCGCCGTCTGTGCCTGCTTGTTCCAGGCCTGGAAGTTCTCGGACGTCGCGACGCCGTTGTTGTACCCGGCCTTCAGCAGTTCGTCCTGGGCCCAGTCGAAGTGAGCCTTGCCCTGGAGCTGGAACAGCTGCGGGAGCTGTTTCATCATCCCGGCCTGGATCATGCTGTTCGTTTCGGAGTCATGCGTCATGTGCTGCTGCGCAAGACCGATGGTGTGCCTCGCGAACTCGTCCGGGCTCATCTTGCGGAGCTCGTCCATGTTGTCGATGATGCCACCGTAGGTCTTCTGCATCTCGGAGTCCACGGTGAACATCCGTGCACCCTGGACCATGGCGCTTGAGCCAAGGAACTTGTCGAAGATGTTCTGGTTCTTCACCATGTCTTCGACGGCATTGCCCTGGGCCGCTGCCTGGACACCGATCCAGAAGTTCTCCTGCTTCTGCTTCTCGACCATCGGGGCGAGGATGCTGTGGCCGAACTTCACGATGGTGTCAATGGCTTCCGCATCGACGGCCGCGCCTGACCGGAAATCCCCGCCAGGCGCTTTCGCAACAGGCTGTGCGCCGCCAGGCGCGATGCCACCACGTGGCCCGTTGAGAGCGGGGTTCATGGTCGGCTGGACCATGGGGACACCGGTGGAACCGTTGCCCGCTACGTACGACTGGGGGCCAATCTGGGCCATCGTGGACCTCCGTTAAATCTGGTTGTTGGCACCCGACGCACTCAGGACCTGGAAGTAGTTCCCGGACGCATTACCTCCCGCGCCGCCAGCGGCGTTCGCGTTCAAGGTAGCCGCCATGTTCTGTGCAGCACGGTTGTCGAAATACTGCTTGACGTACGGGAGGGCGGAACCCAACCCGTTCAGCAGGGACATTGCCATGCTCGGTACCGGGATGTACGGGGTGGAGTCATGGCTGTAGTCGATGTTGGCGAACGTCTGGTTCTGGTCGAGCTGGGCTCCAGCGTTCTCCATGATCTGGTTCTGCTGTTTGCTCATGTCGCCCAGGACGATGTTGTCCCGACGATTCTCCGCGTTGTCGGCAATGTCGCTGACACGCTGGAAGGTGGAGTTGATGGAGTCAATGCTGCTCCCGCCAACACCTGCCGCCGCCGCCTGGGCGGCGATGGTCCCCAATGCCTCCGAAGACTGCAGCTGACGCGTCACGGAGCGCGACGTCGCATCATCCATGGTTCGGATGATGTTCGCACTCATGGCGTTGTACTGCTCGCCGGCGGCATCGAGGATGCGTTTGTTCTGTTGCGCCCGGACGAAGTTGGTCAGGGCCGCGGCTGCGCCCCTGTACTCGTTGTCCGCTGCGCGGGTGATGTTCCCCGCCTCGGCGTTGGCCTTGGCGACGATCAACTGTGCCTGGGCGGCGGCGCGCTGCGCCATACCGCCCATGATGGCACCACCAATGGCAACCACCACACCTGCCGCTGCAATGACTGCCATTGGTGTTTTCTCCTTAGATGCGCTTGCTGTTGTACAGGAACCTTGTTTGGTACTCGATGGCCGTGATGGACAGCGGCAACCACTGACGGGACTTGATAGTGTACTTGAAGTCCCGGATCTCACGCCCGACAGGGAAGGAGACGGTGGTGGTAACGATGGGCTGGATGCCCAACTCCGCACTGTCCATTGACAGCTTCCGACCGGACCAATCCGACGCGACGTAATCCCCTCGTGACTGCGTCCACAACCAGAACGTCACACCACCCGTGTCCGCCACCGAGACGTTGAACTTCTCCAGGGTCAACCGTCCGTTGACGATGGCCTGGTTGTTCTTGTCCCGCACGTACGGGTTGGTCGGTGTGACATACGCCACGAACCCGACGCCGCACTGGATGGAACCCACGTTGGCGGGGTACGCCTCGTTGAGGCTCGGGATCTCCGGCCACACCACACCCATCCACTTCTGACGCACGTTGGTGTCGTACGCCCCGTAGAGTTGGCTGGTGTAGTTGGCAGTCACCGTGTTGAGCCAGTAGTTTCCGGTCGCCACGTTGCTGTACGCCACGCGGGAGTCCAGGTACGGCTGGTTGTCGATCGTCGTGTCCAACACGAACTTGTCCGAGACGATGGTCCACACCGGGTTGCTTGAGTTGTTGAACCGAGGACGGATCGTGAACACGCAAATGTCGCCATCCACGTAGCACATGCCGCAATGGTACCCAAGCTGGTCGTCCCACCTCCACTGCGACCACGAATCGAACATCCGGTTCTGGCCGTCTGCGCTGTCGAGGTAGTTGTAGATGAAGAGACCGTTGGCATTGGCGTTGGTGCGGAGGATGAGCGTGTTCGGCGTCGTCAGGGCCATCATCTCCAGGGGCTCACCCAGGACGTAGCTTGAAACCGCCGAGGAGACCTCGAACGTTTCCGGGTTGCCCTGGAGGAGACCAGCCATGAACTGGTGGGTCGTCGTGAAGCCGTTTCGGAACTTGTTGAAGAACACGAAGTTCCCCGAAGCAACCGGCCGTGAATCCACAGCGTCCTCGTGCGAGGACATGGTTGTGATGCTGGGGTTCTTGGGGGTCAACACCTGACGACCGGAGAGCAGGTACTGCTTGCGCTTTCCGAAGTACACGGTGTCGCCGCCAAAGGTCGTGCTGTACACGATCGTGTCGTCTTCCGAGCCCAGGCTGTAGACTTCGACCGGGTCGCTGTCCAGGATGGTCAGGCTTTCAGCCCGCCAGAAGTTCAGGTACTTGCCGGGTCGGCTGTACAGGAGCACAGCTTCGGATCCGATCACCAGTCTGTCCTGGAAGAGACCAAGGTAGTCAATCTTCCTCCCCAGGAAATGCGGGATGATGCTGGTGATGCTGTCGCCGGTGGCGCTCCCTTCGAACGAGGGAACATCATCGGTCATGCCAGACAGGGCTTTCAGGCCTGCCGCGGAACCCGACAGGTAGAACTGGTCGTTCTCCACTGTCGCAAAGCAGAACACGTCCTTCGGGGTGTTCACGACGCCGGCGGTCTCCACCCAAGTGACCTCGGTGAGAACGCCGCTGATCCCGGTGTCGGTGATGTTCCGAACGACGGCCTTCAGGTAGTACGAGTCTTCCTGGTTGGTCTTCTTCGGCATGACCTTGACGATCTTGCCGGGGTAATGCCGGGCGGAAAGATCGGTCGAAGCGTCGGACACGTAGTTCGCGACACCTCGGATCATCGGGGTTTCCTTGTCGCCATAGTCCGAGACCAGGATCTCCTCAATGGAGTAGTCCAGGGAGGTTTTGATGCCGATGGTCGAAACGTCAATGTCGAACGCGATGTCCACGCCTTCCGTCAAACCAGCGGCGGCTGCCGCCTGGCGGAGGCCCTGGTTGGTCGGCGGATGATCGGCATCGCCTGCGAAGTCCAGGAGCTTGTTCGCGATGTTGTCCGCAAGGACGTCAGCGGCGGACGTGCCGAGCCACTGGTTCAAAGCGGTGTTGTACGCGTTGTTCGCGTCATTGACATTCTTCTGGTAGTCCGGATCGGCCGGGTCCAGGCCGGACGTGTCGAGCACTCCTTGGTAGGAACTGGTGGCCGTCTTGTACTCTGCGTACAGCGTGATCTCGCTGTTGTCGCTCAACTTCTTCAGGATGACCTTCGCCCAGAACGTCTTGGCGTAGTCGCCCTTGATGACCCACAGAACAGCGGCCGCCATGTTCGCCGGGGTGTCCCAGAGCTTCTCGGTCGTGAACGTCGTCGGCATGTTGCGCACGGCGGCGTAGACGTACCGGCCGATGTTCACCAGGGACGAAACCCCAGCGTTCCTAAGGGCCAGGTACATCGGATCAGCGCCGTCGAAATTGCACGGGATGATGCGACGCGTTTCCTTGTTGAAGCAGAACATGAGCGGGAGATGCCCCAGGTCCTGGCTCGGCTGGTCGCGGTAGAGCAGGGCGTAGCGGTTATCCCCCACCACGAAATCGAACGTCTTGAAAGTGGTCGTGCCGAGGCGGATGTACGTAGCCTCGGCCGGGTTCCCAGGGTTGCGGCTACCAATGTCCATGTGGGACTGGTAGACGCTTCCGCGACGGCGAACCAAACCCCGGACAGGGTCCGAGATGAAGTTCACCTGCTCATAGTGCTGACCAGGGCGACGGTCCGCAGGGACCTGCTGACTGACACCACGGATGACGCTCTCGTAGGAGCCAGTTGCCTTGGACGCCATGGTACCTCCTTAGAAGGGGCGGTAGGTGTTTCGACCAATGTTCAGGAGCTTGTTCGCGACGCCGTTCTTCCAGAGGAAGTTCGCCTTCACGTTGCGGGTATGCTCCGCCATGAGGGTGCCGCGGGCAATGTTGTAGTCGAGGACGATCTGCTGGGTCCGGGAAGGATCCGCGTCGTAGTTCTGCTGGAACCGAAGCACCGTCGCAAGCGAGATGACCCGCTGCGCCGTGGGCGGAAGGTCCACGAACGGGATGAAACGAATGAGGATGCACCGAACGGGTTCGGTCATCTCGTACGCATTCGTCTCAGTGTTGTACAGACGACGCCCACGCTGGACAATCGGGGAGTACCCGATCTCACCATGGTAGGTGCACAGAACGGGATCGCACCGAATGGTGTCCTGCGGGACGTAGATGAAGCTGGAGTCCGCATCGGGAACAAGGGTGATGTACTCCTTGTTGAACCACCACTGCTCGGCCTGTACGGCCTCGCACTGGTTCTTGAAGATGCGGCGGATGCCGGCGACGAGAGGGTGATCTTCGTCGATGGCAACGAGAGGAGCCTCGCCCATGGTTGCGAGCGCATCGTTGACGACGTCAAGCTCTGACATCATGAGGAGTTCTCCTGGAAAATGGCCCCGCAAAAATCTGGCTCAAATCTATGTTTGAGTCCAGAAGTTGCGGGGGAACGAACGTGGGGGAATGCCCCCCAATGAAAACCCTGACTTGCCACAGGAAGTCCCCAGTGGAAAGGGTAGTTCCTGCCGTCCACTACGGAAGAGGCAGAGGTCAGGGCCTGTCGCATGCCCGGAACGTATCCGGGACTTCGATTACGCCGTGCGAATGACGCCGGCGAACTCGGGACGGTTCGGCGTGGCCGAGAAGGCCAGCCAGCTGTCCACGTACCAGTGCTTCGACACGTCGTCGAAGAACACCTTGTGCTGCAGCGGGATGTTGCTGCCGGCGAGCAAGGCGCGGGGCGAGAACGCACAGGCGACGATCTTGGTGAAGTCACCATTGAACGCGTTGCTGTTGCGCGTGTTCGACAGCGGGTGCGCCGTGATGTTCTGGCCGGCCGGCAGGTTGTTGCTGCGGATGACCGGGCAACCGAAGGCCTTGAACACGAACCCGTTCTCGACCTTCGTGCCATTGGCGGTCACGTATTCGCCGTTCACGATCTGCTCCGCCTGGAGCAGGGTGTAGAACGAGGCGGGCTTGAGGGCGAGAACCACGTCGTCCGTGCCGGGAACCACGTCCTTGTCTTCCATGCCGGCGAAGAGGCGGGCGATGTCAGCGTACAGGATCGCGGGGTCGGTCGGGTCGGTCGTGGTGATCTGCGTGCCGCCCTGGTGGCCGGCGGAGCCGTACGGCGAAGCGGTGAGCAAGCCAGCCTTGATGGCCTGGATGAACAGGGCCTGGTCGAGGAACTTGCCGATCTTCTTGCCCTGCTCCTGCGAGAGCTCCTGGCGCGCGTCGAACACGGTCTGGAAATCGTCCAGCACCATGAGCGTGTTGCGGGCGAGGATCGGGGTGTCGATGGTCACGCCGATCTTCGAGAAGTCCGCGTGGCTGCCGTCGGGGGTCTTGCCGCGCTCGATCTTCGTCAGCGTGGTTTCACCGACGCTGTAGTTGGTGAGGGTGGAGGTGCCCTTCAGGCCGCGGAGGGGAACCCAGCCGGACAAGACGGACTTGCGCTGGATGGTGCCCTCCACCATGCCGCTGAACTCCTCGATGACGAGGGCCAGGTCATTGCCGGTGGGGTTGGTCGTTTCGTTCTGGCGGTTGGGGGCAACCGCGGTAAAGACGTCAAGAGACATGTTTTTCCTTTTCCTTGTGGGGATTCATCAGCCGCGGTACGCGCGCCGGCGATTGACCAGCTCGGCGTATTCGGGGGTGACGTGGAAGTTGGCGTTCGCTGCGGCCAACTTAGCCACTGCGGTCTGAAACTCGGCAGGGCTCAAAGCCTGGCCGTTGGAGGTGCGAGTAACCTGCTGGTTACGAACGGGGGAAGCGGGAGTCTTGGTGGTGCCCGTGGCCTTGGCGTGAGCCGCGGCCAGGAACAGGCTTGCGGCGCGAGCCGCGATGCCACCCTGGTTGATCATCCCGTTCAAGATTTCGCGCTCGTGCCCTTCGGCATTCTCGCGAGCCCACTTCAGGACAGCATTGGTCTGGTCTTCACCGCCGAACACATCGTTCATGATGCCGCGGGTTTCCTTCGCAGTTGCTTCCTTGGAGGCGACGTCCTCGGCGTAAGCCTTTTCGGCGAGAGCGATGTACTGCTCCCAACCCTGGGCCTTTGCACCCTTGGACGCGAGTTCCGCCTTGATGAGGCTGAAGTCACCACTGAACGCGGCTTTCACCGCTGGATGATCTTCGCCAAAACCCAGGCGGCCCACAAAGCCCAACGCCATGTCCAAGCCTGGATCGCCAGTCGGCGCAAACGAGGCGGCAGTCGGGGGGGTTTCTCTCGACGGGTCATTGGCGTTCACCTTACCGTCGATGGTGTTGACAGGAGCCGGCGCGGGCGCTGGTGCCGGGGCCGGAGCAGGTGCCGGGGCTGGCGCAGGAGCGCCAGACGGGGCGGGAGCAGGAGCAGTCGATTCGCTCATTGGTTTTTCAGTTCCTCACTGTGAGGCTTGGTCGGTTGGCGGTGGGGTTTGTCCACCGGCAGCGGCCATCGCCTGCTGTTGCTGGATCTGCGCCTGTTGCTGGCGCATCGCCTCCTGCTCTTCAGGGGAGACCATGTACTCCGAGGACCGGATTCCGTAGGCGGAAGCCAGTGCCGCGGCGATGGAGCCCTGCTTGAAGATGGGGGGAAGGTTGATGATCTGGGCCATGTCTCCGAGCCACAGCTTCATGCTGTCGGCATCGGCGTTCCGAGAGAGAGCGTCGAGACCGGTGATGATGATGGGCTGGATGGCCTTGCCTTTGTACTTGAAATCAACCAGCTTCAGCAAGAACCTGCTGAAGGGGATCTGGAGATCCACAGCGATGCGAGAGTACGCACCACCCACGCCGGTCTCAAGTTCATTGGCCTGCATGCGGATTTCTTCTGCCGTGACCCGCTCCGCGTTTCGCGTGACGCCCGAGATCATCAGGAAGCCGCGGGCGATACGGCCGCTGTATTCCGCACTTACCGCCTGGATGGCAGCCAGTGCGTTGTTGGTCTGTGCGTTGACCAGGGTGATGTCGCCCTGCTGACCCGGAATGGCTTCCCCGTTGATGGAGTTCGCCATGTCCTCCGGCTTGGTCTGACCCTGCGGGTTGACCAGCCAGCGGAACTCGGATGCCAGGATGGAACCTTGAACCTGGGCCTTGGCAAGTGACGACAGCGCTTCGAAGTCCCCGATGTAGTCCTCGACGTAACCGGTACCGTAGTCGCAGTTGTCGGCCAGGTCCCACGTCAGAGCACGGTACGGGCAGTTGTCTTCCTGCCACTTACCGTCGTACTTTTCGGGAAGCACCGTGTCTTCGACCCACTGGGTAAGTCGGTAGTCGCCATTCTCGTCGCGCTTGATCCACCGGTAGAAGTCCAGCTTGTCTTCGTCCTTGCGGTTCGCGAAGAGAGCACGAATTTCCGGTTCGAGCTGCATGTAGGTCATGCAGTCCTTGGTCATGATTTCGAGAACGCACCCATCGACCGCACGCTTGCACACGTAGTTCTTGATGCCGACCACGCGGGTCTTCTCTTCGTCCAGGATGAGCAGGACGTTTCCGACCACCACGAGGTGCTTCAAGCATTCCAGCAGCTTCGGACGAAGTGAGCGTTTGTCGAGTTGCTTGATGGCTTCGCGTTCGGCAACCGAAAGCGCCTCCATCACGTCCTGATTGGTCGCGCCCATCTGGGTGAAATACGCCAGAGTCTTGGCGTCCGCATCCAGTCGGAAGAACGGCCGGGACGGCGCGAACAGCGCAAGCATGAGTTTGTTGGCCAGGTTGTTGACGGCCTGGGCACCAAGGGACTGCCAGTCGTGCTGGAGTTCCTTGCCGCTGTTCTGGTCGTAGCCTTCGGGAAGGCAGATCTTCGGAACGGTGAACGCGGCGTATTTCTCCGAACGCCACTTAAGTGAGCTTCGTTCACCGTCGAGCTGGGTCCACCGCGTGGGTGCCTGCTGGTACATCGGCGGACCTCCTTCGGTCAGATGTTGATGCCGGCCTGCCCGGGCGTCTGGACGCGGAACGCATCACGGGGTGCGCGCCGGCGGCCGGTTTCGTCCACGTTGCCGTCGAGCGAGTTGTCAGGGGTTGCCTGCTCGACCTTGACCGTGTCCTGGGTCTGGTTGTCGGCCGCGTCCTTCGCGGCTTCCTGGATTCGAGAGCGGGCAAGGCCTGCTTCCATCGTCTGCTGGGCCGCCTGGGCCTGGAGCCGCGCCTGCTTTGCCTGGGCGTTCGCCGCGGCAAGGGTAGCGTCAGCCTGAATCTTGGCGGCCTTCTTGGCGTCGCCTCCACCTCCGCACATGCGGACCTCCTACGTCATGGGTTTGAAAAGACGAACGGCGTCTCGCTCGAACCCGAGGGCTTGCATGCGGGAAGCCAACGCTTCGTCGTTGGGTGAAAATGAGGTGCCCGAGCAGATGCCCGCGCACTGGTTGACGAAGGCCAGGGCCTCCATGGCTTCCACCACGGTGTTGAACCTGACCCGGTTCCCGTTCAGACGGAGCATGAACTGCTCGAACAGGAACGGGTGCTTGCTGTACCACGGTGTCTCCACGGTGTATCCGAGGAGAAAAGTGTCCGCAACGATGCAGACGGTCATGTTGTTCGGGTCGTAGATCCGGCTCACCAGGTCATCGGCGTCGTCCACGGTGTACTGGGATAGCCAGGACTTCTTGGCCTTTGCCTGTGTCCAGGCAAGGATGAGGGCGGACCGTATCGCCGGTCGATCACTTTCCGCCAGGGGGCGGAGCAGGTTCTGCGGTTCCAATGGTAAACCCCTTGCGCAGGATGGACAGGACGGATTGCTGTCCCAGCATGTAGGCCGCTTCGGTCGGGCTGGTCTGGTGGGACATCGTGACCTGGACCTGCTTCTCCAGCTGTTCGTACTCGCGCTGGGTCAGGCGAATCACTTCCTTCACGGAACCTCCGACGGTTGTATATCTACCTACGGTGACGAAAGTCCTGATGCGCTCCGACCAGGCCTGGTGTGGGTTCGGCTCTTGGGGAGCCTCACGCGGGCGTGACAGTGTGTTACCAACTTCGAACAGTAACCGAACAGTTACTAACCAACTATAACCACTCTCTACTACGTTACCGAACAGTGATCGTAACGGTAATTAAAGCAAGTGCATTGCATGGTTACCAGAAAAGCTCTTGATCTTAGCTTTGCTTTTGATCTTGCAAAAGCTGTGTTACCAAGATCTTGCAAGATCTTTGCAAACTACTTAATCAAGAACAAAAGCAAAACAAAATCAAAAGCGGGCGGAGAAAAGCGGGGGAAGAGCGAAAATCAAAAGCGAAAACTAAACCGTGTTTCGATTAAGTAAACAACCGGGTACGAACGCCTGACGCACATGCTCAAGGTCGTCCATCCTACCCGGTCGTACTCGACGGTGTCTTGTCCAACTACGGTGACGAAAGTCTGGTTTGCCCATTTATCCTAACATCCACCGAAGCGAAACACCCCACACCGGTCAGGGTGCAGGGTGTTTGTCCAACTACGGTGACGAAAGTCCCTTCAGCAGAAAAAGTATTTGCTATCAAGGACTTGCTTGAGGTCCAGTTTCCCGGGTTCCGGGGGCAGTCCCAGGTCGCAACCGGTCTCCAGGTACCCCTCGGCGTAGCGCGCAAGCCAGTTGTCCTGCTCGTACATCCGAACGAACTCCTCCCGGATGATCTCACCGAACCTTGCTGTGTCCGCGGCGTGCACCCCGAAGTCGTCGTGAATGGCCGCGATGGACCGCATGCCCTCCGACCAGGCCTTGACCACCACCCGCTGCATGTGCGACGCGTCCATGCTGTGGATGAAGTTCGGGGCCACCCCGTTCTTGTGCTGCCGGTGGTCAGCCTTCCGGCTCCGGGTTGCGTACTTGAACACCGCCCCTCCGTACACCGCCACCCTCACCTGACCCGTGCTCACGAGCTCGCGGTAGTCCTGGACAACCCGGAAACCGTTCGGCGTCGTCCAGGTGATGTTCGGGTACTGTTCGAGGATTTTCGACGAAGATCTCTGAAGATACTCCATCGCCTCACGAGCCTTGATGACGACC